CTTTGCACTTAGCATGGAATTGCTCTCATCGTTCAGTATCTCGTTGGCAATTATTTAGGCAAAATGTGTATGTTCCTGATCTTAAGCATGCCAAGTGGGACTATGAATCGATCGCGTGTAGTTCTTACCAATGGAGTGAGTCGTTAGTGCCGCGTCAAGGGATCCCTAATGCCGATCCGAAACCCTTATGTCCGTTGCTAGAGCCGCGTATTGATCCTCTGTTGCGAGATGACGTTGCTGTTCGGGGTGACCCGACATGCCATTTTATGGCGGTCGATGTTCCCCTTTATGCTCCTTCACGCAACGGAGCGATGTTTCTCGGTGCACTTGAAGCACGTATTATTGCCGCTCACCCGAATTTCGATGCCCAAGAAGCCGTCTTTTCTCATGCGGAGAATTGTGTTCCCAAATTGATCTACGATGAAACTCCAATCGTGCGAACCCCCGATATCGTTGAGAGTTATCTCTCTCATTGGGATAGCCCAGTGAAAGTGCGAATGATGCGTGCCGTGAACGCGCGTTATGAGCGTTTCCAACCCAACGCTGGAGAGGGTTCTACTCGAGTGGTGACTTTGATGATCAAGTCTGATGAACATCTGATCCGCCCCGCCTTTGATTTTAAGCCGCGTATGATTGCAAATGTTGATCCTATAGTACAGGTGGCCATTGGTCCGCAGATTCGTGTGTGCTCTGAGAGACTCCATCAACATTGGAGTCTTGATGAACCCGTCGAGTTTGTGAACGGAATGTATATCTACTTAGTCTATGCCGTCGGTCTTTCCGACGCCCGACTGGGATATGCACTTCAACTATCTTTGGATGTCGTAAACTCAGTTGTCGTCCTCGTATGTGGTGATGATTCAGCTGTTTTCGTTCACGAAAGCAGCGAATGGTACTGCTATGAGAATGACATGAGTTCTTACGATCAATCTCAATCCTTTAAGGCTCTGGAGGTAGAGTATCTCTACCTTCAGAAGTTAGGAATGAGCCCTGATGATATTCAATGGTTACGCTATACTTCAACTTGCACTTATACATTTACCGATCGGAAAACGGGACTTCGAGCTGCCGTGCATCGCTCTCGTCGAGCGATGCGCGACACGGGAGGTCCTGACACTTCGATTGGCAATTCTATTATCAATGGCCATTCGTGGCTTCTTTTATTGCGCCAACGTGTATCATTCACGGAA